ACCGATACCAAGCTTGGTGAAGGATGTGCCACTGGCAAAGTAAACCAAGTCGCCAGCAGTAAATGAGGTCAGGCCAGTGCCGCCATTGGCAAGGGGTAAGGTTCCAGACACATCGGAGCCCAACGCAACTGCACCAAATGTAGGCGCACCTGATGCATTCCCATGAAGTACGGTAGTGGTAGTTCCAAGGCTTCCAAGCGCTGTTGGTGGGTTTCCAGCGCCAGCACCAACAACCAAAGCATTGGCAGTCAAGGTTCCAAGAACAGAAGCTTTTGATGCAAGCGTCTGGACAACGCCTGAATTGTCCTTGTAAAACAACTTGCCGTCGGTGTAGTTGATGGCAAGCTCAGCACCAGATGCACCAGTCGTCAAGTTGGCCGCAAGGGGTACATTGCTTGCTGTTCCACTTGCGTAAGTCAGGATTGGGGTGTATCCAGTTTGTGCCATGTCTTTTCCTCAGTTTGCCATGATTTTAATTTAAAACATCAAAAAAAAGTTAGAATTTGTTGTTGAAGAAGGCGTAGTTATAACAATAAATCCCGCAGTTGTACTTACACCGAAAACACATGGACAACCACCAAAGTTTTGACCGCCTTGTCCACCATAAGGCCCATAATTTATAACTGATGCACTACCATTAACAAAATTAGTAGTTCCTAAAACATCTTGAGTTGAATTAATGTAATTGCCGCCGAGGGTACCTGAATATCCACCCCAACCTTGAGAATTTCCTGATCCACCGCGACCATAGCCGGGCGTTTCTGCTGGATAAGTGCTCGCAACTGGCGCTGATCCGCCATTAGCGCCTCCACCCGCATAGTAGACACTGCCATAACCACCAGTGCTTGATGCGCCTGCATTTGCGCCTGCCCCGTTAGGGCCAGCTTGACCACCTTGCCCATTAGACGAACTTGCCCCTGTTGATGCCGCACCGCCAGCAAATTTTGTATTTCCAATACTTGCCGCAGTTTGTGAGGCTGGTGCTGTTGCGCCACCTTTTGCCAAACAAGAATTGGATGTGGTGTATGTAACGCCAACAACAGGTGTTCCAGTAGCAACAGTTGTAGCCCAAACATCAGTATTGCCGCCATCTGCCGCAATAGATATACGAAGCGTGTTGCCGGGCGTTACAGCTATTGAACTTGTCTTAGCATAACTTCCGCCATTTGTACCAGAAGCATCACTTGTACTGTTAGCTGTGCCAAAGCACTCTACTTGAATGTTAGTAACACCCGCAGGAATTGTCCAAGTCGTACCTGATGTAAAAAGATAAACTGCCATTAGATGGTCTCCACCACAATGGGTATAGTTACATCTCTAATAATTTTTTCACCATCCCATTTATATCCATGTGGTATTAATTTTTTTGTATATCCTTCTGGAAGAAGGTCGTCTTCTTCACAAACTATGACATTTTCGTAATCTCCATTCGCATCATAAATAATGTAATTAGACATCTTGATTTCCTTCACCAAAATTTATAAATACAGTATTGTCTTCAAGAATTTCAATTTCATGCCACTCATTTTCTCTTAAATTTATTGGCTCATCACCACCAATAAATTCTCTGTATAAATTTTCCTTGCGTATGCAAATTTTTCCATGAGCCACCATTACATAATGCGAAAAAGTATGCTCGTGACGTGGAATTCCATCTCCAGTGTCTCCAGAATAATAAGAAAAGTTTGTCTGTACTTTTCTAAATACATATTTTGGAATTATTAAACGCATGATTAAGCCTGTGTAGTTACGGCAATAACATCCCAACGTGTATTATTAGCGTTGTAAATACAGCCGACATATGTTGTTTTACTTGCGGTTGTTGTTGTTGGCAAGGTAACTCCAATTACGGTGTATGTGGCATTCCAAGTTAAAGTTCTAGCTGTTCCGTTATCAAGTAATCTGAATATTAATTTGTCACCATCAACAGGCGTTCCTGTTGGAGCATTGATGGTTAAGTTTGCCGCCAATGCTGTATAAGCATAAACATCAGCACTTGCAATGCTTGGCGTTAAAGATGATGCTGATGCGGCTGAAGTGACCCTTGGGTCAATGCGTTTGTTTGTCAGCGTTTCAGTTCCAGCCAAAGTCGATAATGTTCCGCTGGTTGGAAACGTGACGTTGGTGGTTCCTGTAAGCGTTCTGGTATACGCAAAGTTGCCAGATGATGTAACAGTAGCCGCCGAGTTATTTGCAATGCCCGTACCACCATTGGCAGGAGGCAAAATTCCAGACACATCAGCAGTTAGAGAAACAGCACCAAATGTAGGTGCGCCAGCGGCGTTACCATGCAATACCGTAGTGGCTGTTCCAAGGCTTCCTAACACCGTTGGGGCAACTCCAGCACCACCACCAAGCACAAGGGCATTAGCAGTTAAAGCGGCAGATGATGCCCATGTAGTAGCACTTGAAAAATAAGGAATACCACCAGAAGTTCCCGCAATGGTAAAAGCTGGAGTTGTTGTTGGAGTACCAACAGAAACAATACCACCAGTCCATCCAACACTTGTAACTGTTCCTGATCCACCGCCTGACGCGGCAATTGAAATAGAACCACCACCATTTGTAATGGTTATGCCAGTTCCTGCCGTCAAGGTGGCTTTGGTTAAAGTGTTACCCGTACTGTTGCCAATAAGAAGCTGACCATCAGTGTATGTAGTCTGCCCAGTTCCGCCCTGAGCAGGTGTTACAGCGGCATTGGTTGTAAGAATTGTTGTTGTTGCATCTGGTAATGTGTACGTTTTTTCTGCGGTTGTTGCACCAGAAAACTTAGTAAAACCATTACCTGTTCCACCATAAGTAGAGGCAATAATTTGAGTAAGTGCGGCAGAACCATCAAAATTGTTGCCATAAATTGCACGAGCAGTTGTTAGTGTGGCGGCAGAACCTGCTGTTGCCGCCTGCAAGTTTGCAACTTGGGTGGTACTGGAAACTGTAAATGGAGCAGTTCCTGTTGCTACTGTTGAGGTAATTGTTGTAAACCTACCAGTAGATGCGGTAGTTCCACCAATAGCTGGAGGAGATGCCAAATATGTGCTAAACCCTGTACCAGAAACTGTAGAAGACGCGCTTAAAGTAGTGAATGCGCCTGTACTTGCGGCAGTTCCACCAATAGCTGGAGGAGATGATAAATCCAATGTTCCACCAAGTGTTACAGTACCTGTTGTTGTAATTGGGCCTCCCGTTAAAGTCAACCCATTTACCGTTCCAGACGTATTAACTTGGGTTACTGTACCAGAGCCACCGCCAGCGGGAGTTGCCCAAGTACCATCGCCTCGCCAAAAAGTTGTTGAACTTGCACCAGTACCACTATTCAGATTTGTAACAGCCAGATTGCCAGTAATATTACTTGCTGTACCAGTTGTGTTTTGATTCAGAGTAGGAAAATCTGCCGCAACAGCAATAGACAACGCGCCTGTTGTAGTAGTAGATTTTAAAATGCCTGTCGCTAAAGATGATGTTCCTGCCGAGTAATCTGTTCCAGCAGTAGCGGCGCTAATAGCAGTTCCATTGCCCTTTAAAAGGCCTGTAACCGATGTAGTAAGAGTAATAGCGGGTGTTGTAGTTGCTGTTGCCACAGTTCCCGCAAAACCGTTTGCAGAAACAACAGAAACACTTGTTACCGTTCCACTACCACTACTTGCCACCCAAGAAGTATTTGTACCATCAGTGCTTAGATATTTTCCATTATTTCCTGTTTGGCTCGGCAAAAGAGCATTTAAAGCAGAGTTGGCTGTTATTTGACCTGTGCCACCATTAGCAATTGCAACCGTACCAGTCACATTAGCGGCGGTTCCCGTAGTGTTTTGGTTTAGCGTAGGAATATCAGAAACAACAATTGCTCTAAATGAAGGAACACCCGCCGCGCCGTTTGGTGAAGCCAAAACATAGTTAGCGGTCTTACTAGCGTATGGGTTTTGTGTATCACCATAACCGCTTGCCAAAGAAATTGCGGGGGTTGATCCACCACTTGAGGATACTGGCGAAGTGCCTGTAACCGAAGTAACTGGCGCAGTTCCGCTTGACGCGGCGGTAATCAATCCTTTACCATTTACTGTAAGAGTTGCATTTGTAAACGATCCAACATTAGTGTTTACAGTTGCCAATGTTCCTGCGGCAGTCACATTTGACGAACCATCAAAAATTGGGCTTGTATATGCCAAATCACCTGTAATTGCTATTGTTCTTCCAGTTGTAAGTGTTGCGGCTGAACCTGTTGTATTTTGATTAAATGTAGGCCAAGTAAAAGTTCCAGAAGAAAAATTACCAGACTGAGGAGTGCCCAAAATTGGCGTGACAAAGGTTGGTGAAGTTGCCAACGCAACTACAGTACCACTGCCTGTAGTGCTATACGAAGTTCCCCAAGCTGATCCTGTTGAATTTGCAATACCAGAGGCGGGATAAGTCATTCCTCCACCGCCAGTGGCATTTAAAGTTCCAGAAGAAAACGTAAGATTTGTTCCAATTGTTACATTGCTAAAGCCACCAGAACCGTTGCCATAAAGAATTGATGTACTACTTGTTGCTGGGGCGTAATCAGTGCCCGCAGAAGCGGCGCTGATAGCGGTTCCATTGCCCTTTAAAAGGCCTGTAACCGATGTGCTAAGGGTAATGGCAGGAGTTGTGCTTGCATTGGCTACAGAGCCCGCAAAACCATTTCCCGCAACAACAGAAACGTTTGTGACAGTCCCAGAGCCACCACCACCAGATCCGTTGGAGGCGGTCGTGATCCGACCCTGTTGGTCAACAGTAATGTTTGCATTGGTGTAGGAGCCAGCAGTAACTGCCGTATTGGCAAGCGCAATGGTTCCCGTATTTGTAATCGGCCCACCCGTCAGGCCAGTTCCCGTATCAACCTGAGTAACAGTGCCAGATCCAGCACCGCCCGCCTGCGCTATTGCCGCAGTGGTTGTCTGTACCGTCACGCCATTTTGAACGATGGGCACAGGCTCATTGCCAGTCAAGGCTTGAGCATTTGGGAGTTGGGTGATGGTTACTTGTGCCATTATGGTTGCAATTCAATTATGTCGTTGTTGCCATCGTTTCCGCCACTGCTTTGTTCGGTACTGATGATGAATTGACCGTACCCACCAGTTTGAAGGTCGTTTGGATCTGTTGCCACACTCACGTCTGGACGAGGGAATTTTAAATTAATTCTTTCCGTTTTGCGAGCGGGCAAACGGTAGGGATCTTTCTGGTCAGCGCAGTTTTGTTGGCACACCGAGAGGCCGGGGAAGTTGGGATCAGGCATCGCCTCATCAATCGCCCTCTTCATGCGGCATCTATCGCAAATGAAAATTGCGATGCTTGAATTCCCGTCTGTGTTCAGGAATCTTGGCATGATTACCTCGTGTATACGCCGATATTGGGGGCCAAATAAATTGGTGACTTGTCGCGCTCTTCTTGCTCAGCCATTTGGAAATACTTTTCCGCTTGGCCTTCCAGATACTGGATGCGGGCGGCATCAACGCCGGGCATGATCTGCGCCATTTGATGGGCCAACATATTCTGGATCGCCATCAACCAACGGTCAGGGATCGCCAGTTGGCCGCTCAATGCGCCAACATCTTGAATTTGGGCTGAGTACCATACAACCATCTGGACAAACGGATCTGATGGGGCGGGCCACAAAGTGATGGTTGCCTGCGGGATGGTTCGGTTCAGCCAAAACTGATATGGCTGGTTGGCCGTGAAGTTTTTGTTTGGCAGGTTAGTGTAGTCATCACGGTTCAAACGAGCCATCGTAATTTCAGTGCTGTTTGTGCCGAAATAAAGCTCGCGCAACGACAAGACAGTGGTTCCAGTTGCCCGCATGCGGTAATAAGCAACATTTGAACTTGGATCAAGATCTTGCCAAATCCATTGGCCGTCGGTCACAGATACCGAGGTTCCTGTGTACAAAGTCTTCCAAGTTATGTTGTCCAAGGATGACTCAAACACATAGCTCCACGTCTGGCTACCACCGCCAGCAATGTATGGCATAAAACCAATTGAGCCAATATAGTAAGTTAAATTGCCATAGTTGACTGAAATATTGCCAGCCGCGCTAATTTGTTGGCAGTAGGTGGTTGTGTTGCTATCAAAAGCATTTCCTACAATGCCGCCAGCAGATGATGTGTATGTGCCCTCTGGCCTCGTCAACGTCCTGTATAGGGCATTTAAGACGTCATTTCCACCCACGGGTAGGAGATACTCAAACTGGTTTGGAGACAGCCCATAAACTTGCTTCTTGATGGCGAAATACTGGATGCCTTGGTTGATCAGGTTGCTCAGAACAAAGAAGAGCGCACGTTTGGCAGACTGAACCTGCTCAACAGTCAGTTCTTCCGCCAGCTTTCCAGCGCGACGTGCACCATCATCAATCAGGTTTTGGACTGAGATGCTGGTTTGACCGACTGTGCCTGAGTACGCCATTTTTTACCTTACCAGTTAGAGTTTGTCTTGCCCTTTTGGGCTGTTGAGACGCCGCAGTCTTTCAAATTGATTTTTCCGCCGCTTGAATATTTTTTGGCAGAGCCACCTTTTTTGAAACTTGAACCTTGAGGTTCAGCCCGTGCAAACTGACCGCCACTACCACCACCACCCAAAGCAGAGCTTGCTGTGTTAAGCGCGTTACCAAGCATAGAGGCTCCGTCTTGCACCTGCCCCAAACCCTCTTGCGCACTGCCGCCACCACCGCCGCTTAGGCCAAATTGTGGGCCAGTCATGCTAGTGCCGGGTACGCCATTTATTCCAGCAAAGCTAACTTGCGAATTATTTGCATTAATGCCAGACGCTAAAGAACCAAGACTCATCATGCCGCCATTCGCCATTTTTTGAATTTTTGCCATGACTCATCCTTTACCAGTTGATGTTTTTCTTGGTTGCCTTGCCACCCTGCTTAAACCCAGCCTTCTTGATGGCGTTGATTCTGTTGCCAAGCTGGTTCATGCTGGATTGCATGTCACGGGCCTCGCGCTCGTCATCCGACATATTTTGATCACGGTCAGCGTATTGGTAGTCAGAGCCACCAAGCTTGTTGAACTTCTCAGTCATCTCGGCATGCTGTTTTTGAAGCTTGGCAAGATTGGGCGCGTCCTTTTTTGCGTCATCCAATGCCTTGGCTTCACGATCCTTCTTGCGAGCCGCAAGCTTGGCATCGGTTTCAGCACGAGTCGGGCCCCTATCAGACTTGCCTGACTTAATGCGCTCCATCGCCTCTTTGACGGCTCTTTTGACTGCTGGGCTTGATTCCACCATGATGTTTCCTTACCAGTTGGGAGAAGATTTGTTCTTCTCGTGTGTTGATACCTTGCAATCGTTCAGATTAACCTTGCCGCCTTGCTTGAACTTGTTGGCCTGAAATGGCGGCTTGGCATCTTGAGCTCCAACAGTGCCAACATCGTTCTGAGCATTTTGCTCTGGAACGTCCGTTGCTTCAACAGTCAAATCTACTGGCATGATTTCTCCTTTACCAACCGGGGCAATTCCAACGCTTCAACGATGCCTTGGCCCTTGGCGCATCACCCTTTGAATGCTCCACCACGCCACTCATTCTGGCGCAAAATGAATCTTTCCGTGCGCCGCCCTTGGGTTGTGGAGCCTTCAGGTTAGATCCAGTCTCTCTGTTGTACTTCTCGCGGCCTTTTTGGGTCAATCCAGCGCCCTTGGAGACCGGAAGCTTCTCACCCCTGCCGACAGCAAGAGAGACGCCTCCATCCTTCATTTTGGCTGTTTTAGCTGACTCTTTAAAGTCTTTAGCAGTTGGAGCACCTTTTGCACCCGGCTTACGCATGCGCTCACCAGAGCCTTCAGCGATTCGTTCACGTTTTGCATTGATATTTTCATATAGTCCGCCATCTTTCATTTTTTTATCAGCCTTGACAAACTCTTTGCCGACCTTTTGAGGTACACCACCAAAGCCACCCTTGGTATGGGCGGCGGCTTCCATCAAACGATGTTGGGCAGGTGATTTGCTTGGCATGATTAATCTGGGTTCTTGACGAGAATTAACTCAAAGAAACCAGCCGCTTCATTGTCAACAGCGCCACCAATTGCTTCGCCTTGAATACGAGTCTTCTCAGCAATTGCAATCGGATATGGGAAGTCAATGGTAGAAATGCCGTTGTTGGTTACGATGACTGGGCCAGTCAAGGCAATTCCATTTGTGCCAACAAAACGTGTTCGCGCAGTAATCAAAGTGGTTCCAGCATCTTGCGCCAAACCAATTCGAGCCACAGCCAAATAGCCTGTGTAGCCAGCAGGAACTGTGTATTGGCTTGAGGTTGCGTTGTTGAAACCAGCCGCAATTACGTTGTAAATAGTTGCTGGTACGCCAGAGGTCACAGTGCCTGTGCCAATGTAAATGATGCCTTCGTTTGCAAGGCTTGTACCTGCGGTCGTCACCAACATGGAGTTGATGCGTAAAAATGAATTTGTAGTTGTCACAGCGGTCTGACCATTCATGATCACGGTCTCACTGATGACGGCATAGTTGGCGTCCAAACCAGTAATCAAAACAGTTCGTGCGCCAGTGCCTGCTGATGTGTCGTCTGCGTCAGCCGAACTTACGGTCATCTGCAAAGCGGCGGCTGGATAAGACAAGTTACCCACAGGGGTAATCATTTCCCATGCGGTATCAACATCAGAGTTGTAGCCAGCAATCGTTACAACAGAGTGCGCCTGAATTTGACCACGCGCCACTTGCAACTCAAACGGTTCATACGCACCATTGCGCGTAACGGAAGAATAAGTTCCCATATCAATTCCTTAAAAAGGCAGGGGCCGTAGCCCCCACCGGATTCAACAGACTTTTCCGCCGCGCTTTTTGCTTGGTGTAACAGTCACAGACTTTTCGGTCTTGGTGACGCTACCAGCAGGCGTCTCGAAGTAGTCTTTGCCCTTGTTGTAAAGCTCTTTTACCATGCTCAATGGATTCATAGCATCTTCAAGTTCACGGCTCGCCTTGTCAGACACAGCCTTGGGATTCTTGACTGTGTACTTGTCATTGGTAGAGCCGCCTTCAGCAAAAGTGCCAGACTGCAAGTTATTCGCCACGGGACGGGAAACAGGCTTGGAAGGCATTTTTACTGCCTTACCTTGACTGTTAACATTCCCCCCCGTGGCGTAGGCTTTTTTTGAGGCATTGCCTCCAGCCTTGTAGCCACCAGCGTTGCCGTTGCGAACTTCACCAGTAGTGGTGTTGACCTTGCCGGGCTTGGCAGTATCAGCAGGACGGTTTTCCCAGCTTACATCGCCACCCTTGGCGTAGCCACCAGCATTGCCCATACGAACGCCACCAGTGCCCTTGGCAGGGTTGTTTTTATCCCCGTCGTGCATCTTGGTGTTTTTGTATTGAGCTTCGTTGCCACTGATAGTGCCACCAGCGGCATAGCCACCAGCGTTACCCATTGTGACGCCACCAGTCTTGAGCTTGAGGCTTGTACCCTTGCCGCCCTTGTGCTCCTGCGCATCATGTTGCTTGAAGGCTTTCTTGATCATGGCCTTGTCTTGCGACTTGTCAGCCTTGCCACCCTTTTTAAAGTCCATGTATGCGCTTGGCCCTGATTTGCCGGGCATGCCGGGCATTTCATCATAGCTCATTCCACCGCCGCCGGGACTCATCATTGGCGGTGTTGGGACAGCCGCTTTTATTGCGCCCATAGCGGTTTTACCAATTGGGCCAACGCCTTTGTTTGTTGGCATTGGTCTCGCCGATGTTAATGCGGCGAATGGTGAAACTGATTGAATTTTTTTGTTTGGAATGCCCAAAAATTTTCCAGCTTTTTGCAACTCAGGCTTGAGTTTATTAGCTATGCGACGCAAAGCACCGCCAAGACCCATGTGAGGCACTTTACCGCCGTCTTTGAAGTTGGGGTTCATTGCCTTCTTGCGATCAGCCATAGAGGGCTTTTTGGGAGCGCTTCCGCTCTCGCCTTCCATAGATTCACGATACTTGGCATCGCTGGACATTGGTGAATGACCATTCTCACCCTTTGCAAGGTGCTTAGTATTCACATGACCACCCTTTTTCATCTTCAAGATGACTGTGGGTTCGGTGGTCTCCATCTTGGGCATCTGCTTGAAGCCCCCTACATTGTTTTTAGTAGCCATGAAAACCTCCTATTAGGAAACCAAGTTTTGGTTCACACCAACCGCGCCGATGCGAGTGGCGTTGGGGCCGACAGCGATTGCTGGCAACAAAATACCCATCACTGTACGAACGATACCGTTCGATGCAGTAGCAGGTGCATATGTGCCGCGAACGTCACCAGTTGCGGTGGTGGCAGTTGCCATGTCAGCGGCAACAAAATTGCCACCGTCTTGGGCCAATGCGTTGTTGCTCTTAACGCTTGCGACATAAGCCACGTTAGGAACGCGAACTGGGATGCCCAGAACATCACTTGTGCCAATCACAACAGCGGTTGCTGATCCAGCAATAGTCGCACCAGTAACTTGGTAGAACGCCTTCAAGCCAGTCACAGCAGTACCTGCCACAGAAACGGTAATAACTTCGCTCATTGGCTGACCATATACGTCAAATCCAGTGACGGTAAATGCGCGAGCAGTTGTTGAGCAGTTCACTTTTACAGCGCGAGGAACATCCAACTGAAGGGCAGTTGTACCGTCAGTGCGAACAACAGAACGAACCGAAGTGCCAGCAGTCAATGTAACTGCACCAGCGGCGGCGGCTGTTTGTGAGGCGGCAATGTTGTTTGTAACAGCCGCTTGAGGAACGACGTCCCAAACATAAATGCGGCCAAGAGGGCCCACACCCAAGCTCATTGGGGCTGGATTATCGAAGGGCTCTAAGTCATGAAGAGTCAAAGCTGTTGTATTTGCAATATTGATTGCTTGATTGAGGGTATATGTACCAACGCCACCGTTACCAGTGCCAAAGGCAGTGATGTAAGTGCCATCAGTAACGCTTGTACCGTCAACAAACATGCCAACAGTGATTGGCGCACCAAAGTTCAACGCAGTAATTGTCAGGGTTGAAGAAGAGGCTCCACCAGTGCCGCCAGTTGCGGTAGTGGAGTAATTACGCAAGCCAGTGCCCATGTATGTTTGGGCAGGGCCTAAGAAAAGGTCATCTGAAAATTGAGGCATCGTCTTCTCCTTGAAAAGTTTGACGAGGATTTAAAAATGGGGAGGAGCTTTTGACCCCTCCCCAGCTTGGCGTTGATTAAGCGCCGGGTGTGCCGTACATGGCACGAGGGTCGGTAAAGCCAACGTCGTAACGCTCTGTCGCCTTGTAGCGCATAGAGTCAGTCTCGAAGTCACCTTCCATAGTCTTCTCCAAACGACGACGCATCAGAAGCTTCATACCTTCTGGGGCATCGGTCTGAACCCACCATGCGGTGCTGGAAGACAAACGTGACAACACGGCCGCGCCTTCGTCCAACAGGCCGATAGACTTAACTGGGTTGATGTCGTTGTTTGCGTTACCAGTACGCAGAACAGATTTCAACAACACTTCGGCTTGGAAGATATTGCCGGGGGCCACCACCAATTGGCGGGGAACCAGACGAATACGCTTGCCGTTGTTGTCAACTGCTTGACGGATCTGAATCAACATCTGCTCAAGAGATGTTTGAGACAAAACAGCGGCAGTAGCCAACTGGTTGCTGAAAGTACCGTTCACGATGGGGTGAGCAGTGTTGATCAGAGACACGCCATCGCCGCCGGGGTAAGCCGAGTTGAAGGCAGTGTTCAACACGTTAGCGGCCAACAATTCTTTGGTTTCCACCAAAGATTGAGCCAAGTGACGTGCATAAGTCTGACCGATACGGATGTGGTCACCGTCCTCGTACAACACTTTGGTCAAAGCGAAGGCCAAGCCATACACCTTGTACACATAGCGCTTGAGGAACAGGACACCACCTTGTTGGTAAGTCACTGGAGTACCGTCGGGCAACTGGGGAGCGGCTCCGAAACCGTACAGAACAGGTTCTTCGTGGTAGTTGCGTGGGATACCGTCTTGTTCGCGGAACACACGGCTCCACTCGTCGGCACGTTGGTCATAGACTCCATCGAAGCATTCGTTGAGGATTGGTTCAACAATACTTCTAAAGTCCGTACTGCGCATTGGGGCGGCCATAATTTAGCTCCTTAATTAAGCGATAGCAGTAAAGCTACCGAAGAGTTGAGAATGTGAGCACACAACACGGACAACCGTATATGCGTCACCCCATGCGTTATCAACGTATGGTGCGAGGTCGACAACACGCATTTGACCCTGTGTGCCGTTACCAGCGGCTGTCGCAGAGCCAAGAGTGGCTTGAGACAGACCAGTGGTGTTGGAACCAGCAGTCACGTTGGTGAAGTTGTACTCGTTACCAATAGTGGTTTGAGCCATTGCGCCATCAGCTTGGATTTCATAAACGATGTTGTTGTCGTTGTAGAAATAAGCAACGCATGAACCAGTCTGGTATGCAGTATTTGCAGGCCAGTAGTTGGACACGCGACGACGACCAGTGGTGTCAGTGAACTCAACGCCAGCAAATGCACCAGACCAAGCAACTGAAGAGCCTGAAGCGGGATTTGTGGTGAGAGGAATGATTACGCCTGCCGAAGCAGAATAAGCAACAGGTTGACCCTTCAAAATGTTGTTTGCGTAAGCTGAAGTGATGCCGTTAGCAAGCGCTTGGGCGCGATCCAGACCAGAAGGGTGGAACGCAGGGCGCAAACCAAACGGAGCGGATGTACTAGACATATGAAACTCCTTTTTGTTGAATTACCCGTAAAAGACGGGTGTTTCTCTTGGTTGCCGATCAAAATTGCCCAATCCTTCGCCTTCAATACTCACAAGCGACTTGCCGTTACTGTCTCGCTGACCCTGTAGGCTCTCTAACTGGATTCGGACTTTGTCCTCTTCCTCACGAGGAAGATCATGATGCATGTGCGTCATGTATTCCTGATAGATTTCCATAGGAATCTTGAAAAGCAACAACTCATTGCATGAGATGTAGCCAACATGTTCTCCAGCCTTTACACGGTAATTTTCAAATCCGGGGAACTCATCCGATTTAACGGGAACGTAACCCAGATTCATCCGCTTATCAATGCTGTCGTAAGTGTTGGTTGTTGAAAGCCAGCAAAGATGCCACCCATCTAAATTAGGTGTCTTGGGCATTGCTGATTGCGTCCACTCTTCAGTCCACATCTTGCGACGTTCATCTTTGGAGGGGAACTTATCTTCTGGTGATTGGCGGTTGGCATCCCCACTTGAGCGGTCATTGCGTCCACCAGCATTCAAAGATTTTTTCAAACGAGATTCAGTCATAATTATCTACCTTCCATGTTTCGGCTTTGTTGTGCATATCTACGGATCATTCGGTTGCGGGATTCAACGTTGTCCCACATTCCCGCCTCTTTAATTGCATTCACTTGTTGAGGTGAAAGCGTAAAAGTGCGATTTGAACCACCGTAAGATGCTGACGCTTCGCGTCCTGAACTTGCCACTACATTCCTTGGTTTTCTAACAGACGAACCTTGTTCTGCGTTACCATTATAACGATGTGGCAAATACTTTTGCAAGCGATTGTCAAGTTCATCCCAGTAATCGCCATCGTTTGGATTCCAACCCTCCTTAACCAACTCCTCGTCAATCGTTTTGGCGATGCGACTATCGGAATCAGACAGGTCTGGCTTGTACCATTCATTGCGTTTAATCCACTGCGTGGCCTGATGTTGCACACGAGGATCAGGCGCATCAGAACGTTGCTGTGGTCGGGAGGCTTGGTTCTTAACTCCAGATAAA